CTACGCGGGTACCTCGCTGTACCATCATAGGACCGTTGTTAATGTGGAGTACTCCAGCCATCACACCCTCATAGCCAGAGTCATAAAGACCTGATGTAATAAAGCAGCCATTGCGGTTAAGACTAGATCGAGTGATTACCCACCCTGCCTCATCTTTACCAATTGAGATCTTACCTTGCATTATGATCTCATAGCTGCCAGGATCAAGTCTCCACCATCCATCTTGATCTGGCTTCAGCTCTTTACTTTCACGGTGTTGTTTTTCTTGTTCGCTAATTACAAACACTTGACTAAACGATTGAAAGATCTTGTCAACTCGTAAGTCAATAGCATTGGGTTGTACTTGATCGCTGTCGAACTCAGATAGTGTCGACTGCGAGCGGGTTCCCGCTAGATGTAACATCACTTTCTCCATTCTGTGTAAAGTACCATAACAAAACAATATAGTGAATCGCCTTTAGCAGATCCTTCTTATTGTATCCTTCCTTCTTACCATAACGCATCAAGTACTTGATCGCAGTATCACGGCACGTAGTATCGACAGACCCTAAGGTCTGCCACACATCAATCGTTTGGATATTGTTCTGCTCTCTACCTGCTAGTTCACCAACATAGTGTCCAGCATATGTAGATTCAAGATATGTTAGCGCTTCGTTAAGAATCTTGTCTTCGTTGAATCTAAACTTATCACCCATTACTTACATAACCCATCAATGTAATCCATATTGTCACGAGCCAAATCAATCAGCGAATTATCTAACTCTTTATGGTTGAAGTCAACTTCTTTCTCAAACTTTCCTTGCAGTAAACCGGTAGGAGAAGTATCAAACCTAATACCGTTAAGACCAGCCCATATAGCAGCACTGCTGTCCCAGCTATCGATATGGAATTGTTTCAGTAGGTTTATTTCGTTAGGACCATCCACCATACCAAGCATGTGTATCTTCTTGCCGTTCTTAACAACCTTATCAAAGAACCCTTTATCTGATAATGTTCCCATCATCTTCCAACGACTAAAGAATCGTTGTAGTTTATTGTCTTTCTCTACACCATAAGCATTTGGAATTCCGAGGATAGAGAGACCGATGTAGTCAACGACATCAATCATTGACGCCCACATACAGGTGCTTACGTAGTCATGAATGTTGCCTACTTCAGACTGAGGAACAAAGAATGTCTTGAAGCCAGCATCACGTAGCTGGGGAGCCATTACACAGGCAGCACTAATAGTCTTCTGACCAGGCTCTCCGGGATAGTCTGACATTACAATATAGTCAGCACTAACACGGTTGCCCATCTCAATTAGCTTATCAGATGGATACATTGGACGTCCTTGCTTGTACATCTCAAACGCACTGTTATCTAAGATGTATGTTATATCACCGTGCTTCTTGAGATCAGCGTAGAACTGACAGTATTGCTCGTCACTCTCAACAAGATGTGCTAACAGCAAATGGACCTTGCGGTCCTTAACGAGATCGAGATGTGGGGTTGGTGCAATGTGACAGAAGTTAATCATAGTAACAGGTAGCTCCGTTCTCTCCATCTTCACTAACAGTAATAACCATCTTACGATTCGGGTAGTGAGCCATGATATATGTTGCTAGGTCATCAGCAATCATCTCACATGATTTAAAGTCAAGGTACAGTTCTGGTGTCGAGCTGTCAATCTCCTCATATAGACGCTCTAACTCACGCTTGAATAGAATGAACTCTACATCACGATCATCATGAAACACCTCAAGCTCAACTTTGAAGTGAAATATATGACGATGAGGATGCTTAAGGAACTCTACCCCTTCAGGAGCATCAGGATAACAGTGGATGCCTTCTTTCTGAAACGTAACCCAGATATACTTACTCGTCATCTACAATATCCCAATCTACATCATAACCACCTTTACGATCGGTCCACAGATCGTCTTCTCGATCATAATCATAGTCCATAATAAACTCATGAAACTGATCAGTACAATCGTACAACTCAGCCATAAACGTTTCTAAGCTACCAAAATTATCGATGATCTCTTGATTGTCAACATTATATGTAAACGTCGACGTCAGTTGATGATATTCGGTTCTAGTAACAATCATAATTCTTCATCCAGTCTAGATCTTTCAACAGCATTAGCAAGAGCGCTAACTCCAACAATAACACATACAGCAAAAATTAAAAAATTTACAATCATGGCAACCTCGGATAGTGTCCAAACTCAGGCTTAGATATTACATCAGGTAGATCTGAAGGTCCACCTTTTTGTATCCATTGTGCGCATATAATGTACATTAATGTACCGTTGATGTACACAAGACGCCACCCAGTAGCTGAGTCGTCATCATACACACCGTCCGGAATATCTTTGACTAACTTTTGATTGATGTGGCGATTGGTAAAGAACTTAGTGATCTTATCTTCACCAATCACCTCACGGATATTATCCAACTGCATTAGCTACAGTGCCTTGCTGCAACTTAATGTTGTTGTAGAATTCTTCTTTGATAGAAGCGCTATAAAACTGACCTCGCAATACACAGGTCTGAGTGAGAGACGAATGAGCACATACACCTCGGTTTTCCATACAGCCGTGAGTGCCTTGAATGTATACACCAACGTCCTCACTACCAGTAGCTTGCATAATCTCATCAGCAATGTTACGAGTGAGTTCTTCTTGTAAAGTACCACGTCGAGCACACCACTGAGCAATACGAGCATACTTGGATAGACCAATCACCTTAACACCTGGAATGATTCCGATGTATGCAGTACCACGTACAGGTTGGTGATGATGTGAGCACATAGACTTTAACTCAGCACGTACTACAAGCATACCGGTGTATCGGTCTTCTGTGTTGTCATTAGGAAACGCAGCTACACGAGGACGTGCATGATACCGCCCTTCCATAAGCTCGTTGATATACATCTTAGCAAGACGACGGGGAGTGTCTGCGCTGTTAGGATCTTCTGGATCGATTACTAGAGCTTTCAGTACATCTTGAAAGGCTAGTTCAGCCTCATCGATCAGATCTTCAAGCTCATTTGCCTTAATGACGTCACTGATGTTATCACCTGCCCAGTATCGCTTACCTGCTTTCTGTAACCTATCACGAATCTTATCACTTACCAACACTATAATTTCTCCCACGGAAACGAATACCAGACGTCATCTTCCCCTGTCTTACCATAATAATCAACAGCAGAAAAGTTACTGGATGCCTTATTAACCAATACGGCTGTACTGTATGAGCCGTTCCATATATTTTGTGACACCACCTCAAGAAGAGTTCGTCCACTGTCATTAATGTCGTCAACAATCAAAGATGGCACATTAGTGCGATATTTTTCGTTGACCGCACCATCTCTTGTCTGCCACATAATAGGAACAAGCGACACACCAAGTTCATGTGATAAGTGTACACCAGGTACAAAACCACCTCGACCAAGTGCGACCACCTGTTCAATCATTACTCTTTTGTCTTTTTTAATTTGAGTGAGTATCCGTTCAATCATCACGTTATAGTCACACCAACATATTCGTTGGACTACAGGATCACTCATATCAACTCTTCACCCCATTCCCTATGACCTTCACGGAATGCCATATTAGACTGAGTCTCACGTACTTCTACACGGAAGCACCATAGACGCTCAGCTTCAGAAGGACCCCAGTAGTCTGGAATGTATACGCCATTAACATACCGGTACAGTTGATCAGCAAGACCTTCGCAACCTAACTTAGGAAGGATAGTAAGACGAGCCATCTTCTTTTGTTCGAGCACCTTATAGGTTTCAAGTTCTGGATCATCTTCAGCTACAAGCAGAGTATGATCAAACTGATCCTTTAGTACGGCCTTGAGCTCCTTAAGACCTCCATAATCCGCTGCCCAGTTTCGAGCATCGAGATCATTTGTGCCAAAGTAAAACTTCATAGAGAACGAGTAGCCGTGGATTAGATTGCAATGGCTATCTGCTCTCCATTGTCTGTATGCTACAGGAAACTCATCAATGTATTCCTTTGTAGACACATACTTGTAAGTTATTGGTTCCATTAAAAATGCTCCTTTAACATTTCTAACTTATCGTGGTATTCAGCCATCTTACCAAGCTCAACCTCTATGCTTTCCATAATGTCCGGATGCTCGGCTACGGCAACGCTATCGCTAAGATACATCTCAACGTTTAGCTTATGCTTATTGATTCCTGCCTGAAGATAGGCAGCAGTCATTTCAATCATAAGCTCTCTTTTGTTTTCTTTAAAACTCATAATGAATCCTTATGTTCCAATCACATTACCAAAGATATGGCAGTGTGCCCTTGTGGTGAAGTTATATCCTCGCTGTAATGCTTCCACAGCTATCTTAGCTTCATGCGTTACACCGGATTCAACTTCTTTGATTAGTTCTTCTTTGCGAGCCCCAGATGCCATAATCCATATTGGGAACGTAGCTCCTGCCCTCCTGAAGCGGTCTGTATTATACTTTACCTCATCCCACGACTCAATAGTGCCGTTGACAACATACTTGATATGACCACGGTTAGAGAAAGCACAGTAGTCTCTTACAACATCTGGCTTGATAGCTTTCTTAGATTGCTCACCAGCAGTCGCCCACAGCTTAGGTGATACGGACCAGAACCATTCTCCTGGTTGATTGCAACCTTCTAACGGATTGACGCAGTCTTCGTTGGTATAATCTACAATGTAGTCTCTCAGCCTAGGCTCTAATGGCTTTGTACCATTAGTTTCGACGGTGACAAAGTTAGGTCTGTTACCCCTACGTTCGAACTCTCGCATGATA